AATGAAGGGTGGCGTTAAGTCACCCTTCGCAAAAAAGGAAAGAATTATGAAATACACAATATTGAAAGATACCGTTGCTGACGGTAAAAAAGTTTCAGCTGGTGATGTTGTCGAATTATCAGATGATGAAGGCAGAATATTAGAAAGTTACGGCAAAGCCGAAAAAGCCAAAGAATCTAAAGTTGAAAAAAAAGATAGAAGCGTTGGCCTAGAAAATTCTGAAGAACCAAAGATTACAAAAAGAAAATCTAAATAATGGCTTTAGAATTTGATTCCGACTTTGCAGGTTACTTTGATGCCGACTTTGGACATGGCATACAAGCTACATACACGCCTTCTGGCGGCTCTGCATCGACAATCAAAGTAATCCTCGAAGAAGATTATTTTTCTGTTCCTGGCCTTTCTGTGGACGTGGAAGGCTCACAACCGATAGCCTATTGCAGAACTACAGATGTGGCCAGCGCAGCACAGGGAGATACCCTGGCTTTTGCTGCCAGGATTACAAAAACTGGAACACAAATAAGGGGCGCAACAACATTCCAGGTGGTAAGCGTACAACCTGATAACACAGGCATTACGATTCTTATTCTTGAGGAACAGTAATGGCTAAACATATTAGAAATCAATTAAGAGAAGCAGTAGCAACAACGCTTACTGGTTTATCTACAACTGGCAGTAACGTCAGTCAGTCCAGGATCTTTAACCTGGAAGAATCAGGACTACCTGCCCTAGTCATATACACAAAAAGCGAAGCAAGCGAATTATTAGTCATGGGTAGCGCAAGAGAATTACAAAGAGACCTGACCCTGGCGGTTGAGATCTATGTCAAAGGGATCCTTAACGTAGATGACACCATAGACAACATAACAAAAGAAGTAGAAGAAGCAATGGCCACCGATGTAACGCATGGCGGTTTAGCAAGAGATACCTTCCTGGAGTCAACCGAGGTTGAATTTAACGGCGAAGGTGACGTTCCTCTTGCAGTTTGCACAATGAACTATATCTTGAAATATCATACAGCTGAGAACGATGTTGATGCAGCTGTGTAAGAGGATTCTATTATGGATAAAAATGTGATGATTTCTCCTGACGGCCAGTCAAAGATTACTGTCTTTGACAAGGACGTTGAGAATTTAAAACAAAATGGGTGGACTCTTGAAGGAGAGTCTGTAAGTAAAAAATCTAAAACAGAGGACAAATAATGGCGGTATTTACTGGAAAAGCAGGCGTGGTGCAAACTTCGTCAAACGACATAGCCGAGGTTAGAAGTTACTCAATAACTGAGTCAGGTGACACAACTGAATCAACTGCTATGGGTGATTCAGCTAAGACTTATGAACCTACATTGACTGAGTTTTCAGGATCCATCGATTTATTTTTCGATGATACTGACACTAGCGGTCAAGTTTCTTTAACGGTGGGTTCAGAGTTTACTTTGAACTTAGGGCCAGAAGGAACTACGTCAGGTAAATATAAGTTATCTGGCACAGGTATTGTTACAGAAAAAACTATAACTGCTGCTCACGATGGCTTAGTTGAAATGACAATTGGCTTCCAGGGTGACGGTGCTTTAAGCATAGGATCATACTAATAGATGAAAGCTATAGACAACGTAGTTGCTCATTTTGACGCGCAAGAGATTAAGTCTTTTGAGGTGTCAGAATGGGGATCAGACGGTCAGCCTTTAGAAATTTTTTCTAAACCGCTTACTTTGGCTGAGTCAAAAAAACTTTACAGGATGTCTAACGATAATGATTTGGAAGTTATGGTTCATGCAATCATAACTAAGGCTTTAGACAAAGACGGTAATAATTTATTTAGCTTAGCTGATAAACAAAATCTTATGACTAAAGCAGATGTTACCGTTGTTGCAAATGTAGCTGGCAGGATCTTAGGGTCAATGACCCCAGAGGAAGCTGAACAAAAGTAAGCACCCAACCTGATCTTTTCGCGCAGTTCGCATTAGCAGATAGGTTGGGTTTGACAATAAGCCAGGTTGAAGCGATGACCACTGATGAATTTCAGATGTGGATAGCCTATGTAAAACGAATAAACGAATTGAATAAACAAAATGGCGGAGAACTTAGGTAATTTAGCGATTGTTATAGGCGCAACTGATAAAACCAGTAAAGCGTTTAATAATATAAACAGAAATGTTAGAGGCATTAACAATCAGCTTAGTACGCTTAGAAATGTTTTTATTGCTGCGTTTTCAATTCGTGAAGTTACCAGGGCAGCTGATGAGTTCACAAATCTAAACAACAAACTGCTTGCCCTTACAGGGGGCGCATCAGAAGCAGAAGAAGCCTTAGAAGAAGTAAAACGAATTGCCAGGGAATCAAGATCAGATCTTGACGCTGTTGGTGATCTGTTTGGAAAGATTGCTTTCTCAACGTCTGAAATGGGTACTTCTTTACAGGATGTTGCAGCTGCAACCCAAACGGTAATGAATACATTCGTCATGGCTGGTGCATCAGCTATTGAAGCTGCCAATGCTTCCAGGCAACTTGCACAAGGTTTAGCATCTGGCACTCTAAGAGGTGACGAACTTAATTCAGTAATGGAGCAAAACACAATCCTTGCTCAATTATTAGCTGACGGTCTTGGTGTTTCCAAAGGTGCGTTGAGAGATCTTGGTGCAGAAGGTTTAATTACTGCACAAAAAATTCTACCTATTTTGATTGGCAAGGTAGATGAAACAACCCAACAAATTGATGATATGCAATTAACCATTGGTCAATCAATCACGCTGTTAAGAAATCAATTTACAATTTTCTTAGGAGAAGGATCCAAAGTAATACCAATCAATATTGCTATTGCAAACTCGATCAAAACTATAGCTAATAATTTAGCTGCATTTCTTATACCAGCGTTCACTCTTTTGGCAACGACAACAATACCGTTGTTAATAGGTGCTTTACGAGGCCTGTTTGCTGTCCTGGCAAGAAATCCCTTTACGTTAATAACAACAGCAATTGTTTCAGCTGGTTCTGCCCTTTTTGCTTTTAGAGAAGAGTTAATGAAAACTCTTGGCTTAATGGCCAGAACGGAGATAGAAAATTTAGAGCAAAGAATTGAAGAAATAAGTTCCAAACTTGAGAGAGCCACAAATATTCAGATGGTTGGACAAGCAAAAAGAAACAATCTGTCCAAAGAAGAACAAGACAATCTTCGCAAAGAATTAGCCTTATTAGAAAAAAGATTACTAATGTTGAAAGGTACTAACAATTTAGTGAATCAACAAGAACCGTCAGCTTTTTTTGAATCTTTCACAGGCGCAATGAAAAACTATGAAGACGGTATAGGTGATGCAAACTCAAGAATACAAAAAAGTTTTGAAAACACTTTTAAAGGTATAGAAAAAGTATTTACCAACTTTTTTGCTACAGGAAAAATTGGCATCAAAGATATGGTTAATGTGTTTATATCAGAACTAGCTAAATTAGCTGCACAAGCAGCCACAGCGCAGCTTATAGGTTTTATTATTGGAGCTGCTGGTACTGGCCGTGCACCAGATCCTAGTCTCGGTACACCTGTCCCGCCCTCAAATATGGCGGCTAAAGGGGGAACGGTCAGACCTGGATCACCATTTATTGTTGGTGAAGAAGGAGCAGAACTCTTTGTTCCAGGAAGAGTTGGCACAATTGTTCCAAATGGTGCAATGACAGCCAATCAGTCTCAAGCTCCAATCAATGTTAATTTTTCAATATCTGCTCTAGACGCAGAAGGTATAGATGAAATATTAGTGAAGAAGAAAAATTTATTAGTTTCTATGATGTCACAAGCTATGAACCAAAAAGGTAAAACAGGTTTGATATGAGTGGAACTTACCCAACTACAAAAAAACCCAGCGTTTTAAATTTTATATCTAACAGGCCAACGACTGTAGACTACACTTTGTCTGGCAAAAGATCTGTTAAGTTATCTGCTTCTCAATATTTTTCTTTTACGATCACAATGCCGCCAATGAAAAGATCTGACTTCATGGAATATTATAGTTTCCTGGTTAAGCAGAAAGGATCCTTTGAAACATTCACATTTACATCTCCGTTAAATAATCAAGGCTTAGTTGACGCAAACGATACTGTCCTGGTAAATGGAGTACATGCAATAGGAGATACAACTATAGATCTAGATGGCTTTACTGCTTCACAAACAGGAGCATTCAAAGCTGGCGATATTATAAATTTTGCAAATCACAACAAAGCCTACATGATTACAGCAGATGTAAATTCAAGCGGATCCGCAGCTGCAACCGTAACTATAGAACCGCCATTACAATCTGCCCTTTCCGATAATGAATCTGTGAATGCGGTTACGCCCAATTTCACAGTATCTTTAGTGCAGGATGATTTGCTTTACAGTACAGACAGCAGAGGATTATTTGCATTAAGTTTTGATGTAAGAGAGGTGTTGTAATGGCCAGGACATTAAGTTCAGGAGTCATATCTGCAATACAATCAGAAGGCATTCAATATGCTTACCTGGCAGAGTTTGGTTTTAGCACGCCAGTATATTTAACAAATCATCCAAAGAATTTATCTTTTAACAGCAACACTTTTGTTGCAGACGGACAGCTATCTTTTGAAGATCAAAAAGAAGAAACAAGCAGCCTGGAATATTCCAACATAGTCATTACCCTGGAAAACATATCCGACACGATGAGAACAAATTTAAAGGCAGAGAACTATGTTGGCACAGAAGTAATTCTTAACCTGGCATATTTAGGATCTAATGAATTAGTAAGTACAACCTATGAAGTTTTTAAAGGCAGAATAAGTTCGGCTGCTCTTATTGAAAGATCTAACAAAGCTTTTGCAAGCATTCAGATAAGTTCGCATTGGGTTGATTGGCAGGCGACTAAAGGAAGAACTTACACAGTAGAATCACAAAATGCAGTTTATTCTGGAGACAGAGGATTAGATTATGCTCACAGAACTAGAGAAAACCTTGAGTGGGGTCATAGTTAATGGGTGTTTTCGAGATCTTAACAATCATTGGCCTGGTTCTTGGTGGAGTCCAGGCTTATCGTGCCAATAAGCAAGCCAGGGATCTAAAAAGAAGAGCAAGTGAACTGTTAATCACTAAGTTTGGTACAGGTGAACATATACCTGTTTTATACGGTAGACGCAGAGTTGCTGGCACAGTGCTTTTTGCAGAGACAGTAAATCAGAAAGATCTATTTGTCGTCTATGCGTTGTCTGTAGGCGAACTTGAGGAAATACATGGCGACACAATATTAATTGATGGCGACAGATTAGATAAGCAATCCAGATTTAAAGGCGATAATTTCATAATTAGAAACGATAGATCTGAGAACTATGGATCTGGCACAGCTCTTTTTGGTGCAATAACCGAAGATAAAAACAGAGTGCTTGATGTCACAGGCACGACCAACATTAAAGTCATCAACAAAGAGAAAAAAGAAAACGCAAAAAATTATTCTATGATTTTCAATCTGCATCATGGATCCACAACACAAACAGCAGATCCTTTATTGACATCAATATTTGATGGCCAGGACAACAGATCTACCTGGAGCAGTGATCACAGATTACAAGGCATAGCGTATATTGTTGCTCATTTTCAGCATAAGACCGATGGTAGATTTAGAGGTTTACCAGATCTAACGGTAGAGATTGAAGGCCGCAAAGTTTACGATCCCAGGTTAGACTCAACTGAAACAGGCGGATCTGGATCCCACAGAAAAACAGATACAGCAACTCACGCTGGATCATCAAACCCAGCTGTCAATTTTTTAGATTACATAACAAATGCTGAATACGGTAAAGGGATCCCTTTTGCAGATATCGATGTCCAAAGCTTTCAAACAGCAGCAGATATTTGTGATAACACAGTTGCCACGCTATCTGATACAAGTTTTTCTGTATCTTCTGGGCAGACAGGTAATAAGCAAGATAAATTAATTATTCCTATTGGATCCATAGATAATTTTTCTAATCTTAAAATAGGTAATAGCATTACCGTTACCGATGATTCAGATTCTTCTAGCGTGGCCAGTGGACTTATCACAGGCAAACATTATTTTGCTGGCACAGATGGAATTATTGATCATTACGAATTGAACATGGCTCCTGGATCCGTAGCATCCACCTTTACATCTGCAAAAACAGTCAGTGCTACACAAACGCAAAAGAGATTTGAATACAACGGTGCTGTTGATACATCTGAAACAATAATGACTAACGCTAATGAGTTCCTGGCATCTATGCGAGGTATGCTTATTTATGAGGACAGCAAATATAAATTAAAGGTTGAACACACCGTTTCATCAGCAGCACTAAATATATCTGAAGACGACATTTTAGAAGAAGGCATACAACTGTCCTTAGAAAACAAAGAATTAAAATTTAACAAAGTTGAAGTAAGCTTTTTTAACGCACAAAAAAATTATGAAAAAGATTCTGTTGTTTACACTGGCGAATCAGGAGATAACTTTTTATCAGAAGATAACAATGAAGTTTTGGAAGAAAAAGTAGAACTGCCAATGGTTACCAATCATCAGGTTGCTTACAATCATGCAAAATCAATTTTATTTAGATCCAGGAGACAAAGACGTTTGCAATTTACAGGATCTCCTAAATTATTGAATGTTTCTGTAGGTGATGTCATTGGAGTGACTCACTCCAAGTTTGACCTGGCAAGCAATACTGATCAATTCAGAATTACCAAGATGACCCTGGAAAGTAATCTCAATGTAAAAGTTGAAGCTATAGAATACCAGGCAGATATTTATGGTTATGCAGCACCGCCAGCTGAGAACATAGATTATCCAAATCAGGTAGTCGATAGAACAGCAGTAACAAAACCAAGTAATCTTACTTTTGTTGATAAGGATCCTACATCTGGGATCCAGGCTTTTCTTAGTTGGGAAGATGCAAACATCTATCCTTCTAGATTTAGAGTCACAGTCCGCAACGAACAATTTGTAAAAAGAACTGTTGCACAATCAGACGGATCTGCAACAACAGTCGATACGACTTATAAAATAATTGGCGACTCAATATCTAATCAAACTATGTCCTTCCTGGAAGCGGGTTACATAGCTTCTACAAATTACAGTTTTGCTGACGGTACGTTTACTTATAGCCAGGCAGGTATCAGCGGCAAAGATCTATCTGCTCTTAAATATCCATTTGATGAACTGTTTGCGACAACAGGAGATGGATCCACAGCTGCTTTTACTTTTAACACCGCCCTTTCTGGCCTGACTACTGCAAATATTGTTGCGTTCATAGACGGCGTATATCAGGCACCAGAATCTTTTGCCTTTAACACTTCAAGCAAAACCCTCACTTTTGATGCTGCTCCGCCTAATTCTTCTTTAGTTGAAGTCTTTATGGACGATGGTATCGAAGTCTTATCGGTTACTTCAACAGGACAAACAGCGTTCAATATAGATCCAATATTTGCCGTAGATAATATGTTGGTGTTTATTGGTGGCGGTTATCAAAAAGCAGATGCCTTTTCTATTGCATCGGCAATAGACGGCATAACTGTTACCTTTGACGAAAGCATTTCATCTGGTACTAAAGTGCATTTTGTTTTAATGCCTGAAAAAGTTGAAGGTGTTGTTTACACAACCATAACCGATGAAACAAGTATAGATCTAACCAACATAAGAATTAATGATGGCTATAAAGGAGAAGTGTCTGCTATCAATGCTTTTGGTTTTGAATCAGAACCAGCAACAGTGACTTTTACAAATTCTCAAAGTCCAGTACAAATTAAATACGATATTCCAGATTCTTCTATTAATGCAGCAAAAGTTGTTGATACGTCAATAACGCAAGCGAAACTAGAATCAGCAGTCAGTACTGCTTTGAATACAATACCAACACACACAAGCGATATAGGCACGCTACAAGTCAACGTAGCTGCTTTGCAGTCTACAGTTAATGATTCAAATACTGGGGTATCTGCAAACGCTCAAGCAGTCACGCAACTTAATACATCAATAACATCTACAAACACAAACGTAAGCGCAAACGCATCATCAATCACTACCTTGAACACAAGTGTCAATAACATTAGTTCAAGCGTCACAAGCTTGCAGACTGCCACGACAGATTTACAAGGTAATGCTTCATCTTCTTTTGTTTTACAAACTGATGCTAACGGTGCAGTTTCACAAATGATTTTAGGATCTAATGCTCAAGCTGGTACAAACCCAACGTCTATAATTAAATTTAGAGCAGATACATTTCAGATCACGAACAATTCTACAAGTACAACAGCACCTTTTACGGTTTCAGGCGGTAGCGTAATAATTGATAACGCATTTATTGTTGATCTTACTGCTGATAAATTGTCAGCAAATTCTTTGAATGTTGCAGGTAAAGCTGTTAGCGGTACTGCTGGTAACATAACAGGTTCAGCAGGTATAAACGTGACTAACTTATCTAACGATACAGATACAGAAAATACTTTATCAACTTGGTTTGCTTCTAATCCACCGCATTTTTACAACAGCAAATATATGACGCTTATAACTAGCGTGACATGGACAACGCCAGCGTTTTCTGGGACTAAAGAATATATAGTGACTGCACAAGGACAGCCACTAGGTAGTTTTGGTGGCGATGAAGATACTGCTGTAGTTTTGCTGGTCAGAAAGACAAGTTCTGCTACAGGTTATCTAAGTTCTAATTCTGCAAACTTTGATGTGCAAACTGGTGTTTTTAATGAAGGTTCTTTGGCAGGTAATCCAATAGCTTTATCTGATAAATTCGATGCAGACGGTAGTTCTCAATATTTTGCTTATATGTTGATGGCAATAGATGATTATGGGTCAGGTAATAAAGGAATCAGTGACGCATCAATTTTAGTTTACGGTTTAGGTGTTTAATGAGTACAGCAACATTTAGAAATGACAAGCTAACAGTTTTAAAAACTACCATGCAATATTTAAGAGATAAAAGAAATGCCAGGCTAAAGTCTAGCGATTGGACACAAATGCCTGACTCTCCTTTATCAGATAGCAAAAAACAAGAGTGGGCAACTTACAGACAACAACTTAGAGATTTGCCTGGAGAATACACAGACAAGGCCGAAATCACAGATATAGTTTTTCCAACTAAGCCTGATTAACAGATTGTTGCAAGAAACAAAAAGAACAATAGCATGATTGGCTATGGCTCTGACTAAGATACCTTCTGATTTAATTGAAAGTAATTCCATAGGTATTACTCAGTTAAACGTTTCAGACGGTACAAATGGCCAGGTTTTGACGACAAACGGATCTGGTACTTTATCTTTTTCATCGGTTGGAAATACAATAGTTATAGCCGCTGATTCTGGATCCAATGACACTGTAAATCTAGCAGAAACGGTCACATTCACTGGTGGCGAAGGTATAGATACAACAGTATCTAACAACACAATTACAATAGCTGGAGAAGACGCAACAACATCAAACAAAGGTTTAGCTTCTTTTGCCAGTGCAGATTTTGATGTTTCATCTGGTGCAGTAACAATAAAATCAGGCGGTGTTACCAATACACAATTAGCAAACTCTAGCGTTTCTTATGGTGGTATATCTTTAGCTTTAGGTGCTTCGGATGCAACGCCAGCCTTTGATTTAAGTGACGCTACTAATTATCCTACAAGCAGCTTAACTGGCACAATTACAAATGCTCAACTAGCAGGATCCATAGCTAATTCTAAATTGGCTAATAGTTCAGTAACTCTTAATTCTCAATCATTATCTTTAGGTGGATCCTTAACTTTAGATACAGATAATATCGGCGAAGGATCTTCTAATCTGTATTACACAGATGCAAGAGTAGCTTCTTATTTGACTACAAACTCTTATGCAACGCAGAGTTATGTGGGCACACAGGTGGCTAATCTTGTTGATTCTGCCCCTTCTGCCCTGGACACTTTAAATGAACTTGCAGCTGCACTTGGTGACGATGCAAACTTTTCTACAACGACAGCAACTAGCCTGGGCAACAGGTTAAGAATTGACGTTAATAACCAGGGACTTTCAAGCACAGAAAAAACTAATGCTTTAACTAATTTAGGTATTAACAGCAATTACTCTGGCGTGGCTGCACAGGCTACTGCCCTGGAAACTGCCAGGACAATACATGGTGTGTCATTTGATGGGACGGCGGACATCTCGTTGTCCGAAGAAATACAAGACACCGTGGGATCTATGTTCAGTTCTAATACTGAATCGGGTATTACGGTTGCTTATGAAGATAGTGATGGAACAATAGATTTATCTGTAGGCGTAGATGACAGCTCTATAGAAGTATCAGCCTTAAACAATACCTTAAATGT